TTAATAATTACATAGTGAGACACTAACTTTCTCAGTCTCTTGCCGGGTTCGCACCGGTATTAATATACAAATGTAATTGACATGATCACACAATCATGTCTGCGTTATTTAATGACACGCATATGTCAGTATTACCAACCACCGAGCACACTTTCAAGAGGTGCGCCTTGATCATCAAGATGCAACTCAAAAAAGTATGGATCATTACCAGTGGTATTGAAAACAGAAGAACCCGCTGGCATGCTAGCACTAGTCCGAAAAGCGGAATTGGATTGACGGGCTCCACATCTATATCTAAGATAGGAATAGCTTGCAGTATGCTGATTCGGACTATCATTTACGGTAGTAGAGTACAAGTGATTTGCGCACAAATGAATAAGAGGCACATTAGCCAAATAGAAGAGCGAAAAATCAGAACCAGGTTTGACATAACGCTCCACATAAGTAATTTTGGATTCATGGATGCCAGGACCAGATATAGTAGTATCCTTCTGGGAAGATTCATACATGACACAATGAGCTGGTGAAGCTTTAGTATTAGTTAACACCAAATCATTCTGGAGGAAACGAGTGTTAACATAAAATGGGATTTCAACTTCGGCAACAGGTTGCTGCTTAGTAGTAGTAACATGAACGCCATCATAATAGTTTGACAGCATCATTTCGCCGCGAGTCTGGGCATTATTCAAAACATTCAAATACAAATAAGGGGAAGTGTTTGGCCAAGCACGTGGATTGTACCAATTTGGTGCTGCGCAAGGTGAAGCACCCGTTTGGGTGTCACCATTTACAGATTGGCAACGCTGCAAATACTCATTCGCATTACCATAGGAGATGCCACTCTCACCATTTGCAATCCTACAAGATGCTTGATTCCACATATTCCCGGAACACGGGTAAACAAACTTAACATCATTAATAGTATTGATGGTTTGAGCACTTTCAGTATTGGACAAATAACAATTTCCATTCAGGACCCCAGAATCTGACAACCGTTTGACAGTCATCAACTGGGTTCCATTTGAAAAATCTAGCGATGTATTTCCATCTAGTACATATTTATTACGTATAGCACCCTTTCGACCAATAAACATACGGGTGACAAAATGCAAAATAGTAAGTTCACCAGGATTGACTTTCAGCAAATCTGCCATATCAGTCGATTCTTCGGGTTCATAATTAGGAGCATTTAAGAAAAATTTTGCTGCTGGAGGCATATTATAACCAGCATTACCGGCAAGATCACCGGGATAATCAAGATCACCAGTCCCCGCGATGTAAGGTGTAGCTATGTTCACGAGGGGAACACCAGAGTTGTCGGTGAAAGAATTCCACAAACTATTCATGGGTGAAGGCCCAGGAAAAGGTGGAAAGTCCAAATTAATATTAAGATGAGTATAGGACAAACTTT